TTGTTTCAGAAGTCGCCGCGCTCTCAGCAGAAAGAGCAGCCGCTTCTGCGTGGCCTTGGGCGATACCTTGGCAATTGGTGGCTGAGCTGGAAGCCGTTTCTGCCACCTCGGCAGATGCTGCGGCGGCTTGTGCTGATTGCGCCGCATTAACCTCAGCTTGTTCAGCTGCCACCTGTGCTTGCCTAGAAGTCGTTGCTGAAGAGGCGGCAGCGGTTTCAGAAGATTGAGCGTTTGCAGCACTCAATGCTGCGGCATCGGCACTACCTGCTGCTGACTGAGCACTGAGTTCGGCGTTGGTTTCCGAGGTCGCTGCCGCCACAGCACTATTGGAGACACTTTGTTCATGGGAGAGAGCATTGGCCGCACTGGTGGCAGCCTGCGCTTCGCTTTCGGTTGCCGAAGCTACCATCTCATCAAGCGTCGTGAGACTGCCCTGCAATTGGGCATCCACATCGGCCATGGCCTTCGCCACGGTTTTGACGGCTCCGCCTTCCGTTTGGACAACGGATTGGTCATCCCCATGGACGATTTGATGCAACAGCTGTCCGTCCGCCGCGGTTTGTGCAACGGCAGCTGCCAAATCAGTTTGCAAAGACATAAAAGACTTCCCTTACCAGGCCATTGGACCCGGCAGTTTTTGGTGAACAAGAGTGTTCAAATCAGCGATGGTCGCCAGCAAGAGAGCTGGATCGTTCTCAAGGAAGATGTCGAGTGCATCCCCATCCAGTGTGGGCCGCTCCCGGATCTCCAGATCGGAGGTGACTTCCCAGAGAACCCCGTTTTTCAGGCGGGCTTCAAACTGGCGCGTAAAACGGGCTTCATGGCCGACAAGACCAAGCCCACCCATGAGATCGATTTCGAACCACTCGCCTCCTTCTTTGGCATGCCAGCGATACCAGGCCTCAAAGAGTGCAAATTGCTCACGACGAAACAGCCAACGCACAGAAATGCGGCTCGGCACCTGCGTAAAGCGCCGACGTTGGCGAGCAGGGCCAGCCTCCATCTCGGTGCGAAGGATCGCTTCTCCAGGATGGACGCCATACCCATCAACCGTTGGAAGCGGAAGGGTCTTGGGCCAGGTGATCGTCATTTGTTTAGGCCCTTCTGATTATCGATACGCCCCTGCTGCCGGATTGAGCCCATAGCGTCGTTCCATAGTCGGGGCTAAGCCTTCGCCACGACCGATATTGCGAGCAATTTGTCCTTCGATCTGCTCCACGATGATGTCGAGCCTGAGCCCACCACCACCATCAGAACGCCACTGCGCTCTGGCTTCGGTGCCCGGGGCCCGGTTGTCGACATGGACGTTGACTTTCACTTCCGGTTTTTGGCCGAGTTCAGAACCAAGAGCCCGCATCTGCCCCGGTGTGAAAACCGTCTCGCCACGCTGGGCGATGATCGGCACTTCATTGCCACCCAGTGGCTGGGCCCCGACCACTCCGCCACCATGAAAACGGGGCGCATTTTCAAAGACCTTCGGGTTTATAGGACGGCTCGGCAAAGAATCAGATCCGATGACGCCACCGACATGAGCCACTTGCACAGGCCCCGGCGCGGGGAAATCTCCGACCATTCCCGAAGATCCCCCGAACAGGCTCCCCGCGATGGATCCAAAGATACCTTCAAACAAGGCTCCGAAGGGCTTGATGACCGCCATACGATAGGCGGCCCGCAAGGCTTCCTCCGCGATGGAGTTAAACAGATCAGACGCGCTCACTTTGCCGGTGCTCGCCCACTGAACGAAGGCGTCCTCACTGGCTTTCAAGGCTCGAGATGTGGCCTGCTCAAATTGTTGGGCGGCATCCGATGATTCTCGGGCATAATCTCGCAAAGCTCGGACAACACCAGCCGACCAGTCCTGGCTGGCACTGAGCATTTGGTCATAAGCCCGCTCTGAGGCCCGAGCGAAGGTTTCCTGATCAATGGCTCCCGCAGCCAACAGCTCATTTAGTTTTCTGACCTCGGTGGCATAGGCTTCTTCTGCTGTTCGAAGCTCTTCGGTCAGAGCTTTGCCTTGTTCACGGATACGCGCTGCGTCCTCTTCGGCCTTTGTCCTGGCCTCAATGGCCTGTTTTTCATCAAAGAGCGCACCGGCCAGGTCTCGGACCTGAGCCCGTTCGGCGTCCGTCGCCTCGCCAGACAATCGCCGAAGCGCCTGAGAAATAAACCGCTGACGGTCGGTCAATGCCAATTCATCCCGCTCGGCCCTCAGGCCCTCAATGATCCGGGTATTGGCAGCCTGTTTTCTGCGGGCTACGTCAGCTTCCTGCTCAGCCAGACGAGATAGCTTGGCATCGCGCACAGCCGCCGCACGAGCCATGATTTCACCGACCTGATCCAGATTGGCACCGCCCGGTTCGACTAAGCCCTGCATTTCAGAAACGAGGCGCTCATATTCAGCCCGAATGCGATCGGCCCCTTGATGGGTGGACTCGAAGAGCTGACGTTGAAGGTCGGTTTCAATCTGCGCAATCCGTCGTGACCTGTCTTGAGCCGAACGAATATCGGCCTCAATGGCATCGGGTGTGGTTGCGCTGTCAGGGGCAACTGCATCATCGCCGTCCTCCCTTTGCATGAGCGCAAGTTTGGTTGACCACTGGCGGTATTGTTCGACCCGCTCCTGAAGACGGCGTTCCAACGCGACCTTGCGACCCCAGGCGATGGGATCATCCAGAAAACCGATGTCGCCGATGTCATTCAGCTCGCGTGCGATCTCCTGAAGCTCTTGGCGGCGTTCTTCGACAATGCGCCGCGTCGAGCGTTCTGACAGGCCCTCAAAATTGAAATCACCGGACAAGGCTAGCTTGATTTGCTCATAGGCCGTAGCGGCATCAGCAGCCAAATCAGCAAGCCCGGATGAGACGTCAGCAATAGCTGGGGCTAAATCCAGTATCGCTCGGGTTAGGTTGGCAGAAACCACACGACCCAATGTATCCAACTGGTCCCGCGCCTTTTCAGCATTGCGGACCAGGTCCTCTTCCAAGACAATCCCAAGATCGCGGGCATGGCGACGGGTCGCTTCCAGCGCGTCCGCGCCACCGACCAACATATTCACCATCGCTACACCTTCACTGTCGAACAGCTTAAAAGCGAGACGCAACCGCTCGGCAGGGTCCTCTGTGCGCTTGAAGGCCTCAGCGACATCGTTCAACAAATCTTCGGAGCGACGAATGTTTCCGTGCTGGTCACGAAGAGCGATCCCCATATCGGTCAAGGCCTGTTTGGCTTCACCTGTCCCTTTGGCTGCCTCAGCCACGCGCCGGGTAAAGCGTTGCAGCCCCATATCGAGAGTTTGTTGCTGAACGCCTGCCAACTGAGCGGCAAAGCGCAATTCTTGCAGCGCCTCAATGCCGACGCCGAGCTTGTCCGCCGTTTTGCCGATGGCATCGGCGGCAGAGATCGATCGATCAATCAGTGTTGCAAGACCTCCCACGGCAGCCGCGCCAACAAAGGCCCCGCCAAGTGAGCGCATGCCTGTGGTGAGCATTCGGGCCCGTTCCCCAAGGGACGATAGGCCGCGCGAGGCTTTCCCACCGGCCCGTTCGATCTTTTTGAGTGATCTCTCGCCACTCTCGCCCACATTGACGAGCTCGGCCTTGACCTTGTTGCCACCCTCGACCGCCAGACGAACGGCGTATGTATGTTTGGCTTTGGCCATCAGGTTTCTTCTCGTGTGTTCATAGCTTCAACCAAACCGGCCTCAGCTGCTTGAAGTAATTCAGAGGTGATCGACAGATCAGCCCCTCGAGCCATGGCAATTTTGAGAGCCACACCCAGATCAATGCCGAGCACATGGCCAGACGCAGTCACGCGCATCTGACCAAGACAGGCTTGCAGCACGTGCCAAGCTTCATGTTCTTCATCTGTGATCAGGGCGTATCGGCGTCTTGGGCAAGCTTGCCCGCAGTCTGTTTCACCGTCCCCCGGCTGGGGGCACGCTTGGCAGTAGCTGGGCCCTCCGCCTGGCTGGAAGTGCCAGCGGCAGAGAGCCCGGATCCGTTTTTTGCAGCGGTGAGCAGCACCTGTTTCAGAGTGAATTCCTGAAAAAACCGTTCACCAACAGGATAGAGCGACATCAGGGCAGCGATGTTTTCCTGCGTCACATCCGGGTCGTCTTCAATGCCAGACCAGGCCGTGATATGGCGAAGCGCCAATTCCTTGATCAAGAGGTCCTGGGAAAGACCGTCTCGCTCGGCATCAACCAATAGATCCGGCAAGCCCTCGGTGGTTAAACCCGCTTCCGACAGTTCCTTGCTTTGAGCTTCCAGTCCTTCAATGCGACGACGTGCAGCTGCCTGTGCAGCAGCCATGCCAGCGGTGGTCAGCGGCTTAACAGTGACGCTGACACCATAGGGCAGCTCAATATCGAATGGCTCACTTGGTTGTTTTATGGAGATCATGCGTAATCACTCCCATCCAGATCATTGACGAGGGTGACATCCAACATGCGTCCTGCGGTTTCATTGCGAGCGCCTTGGAAATCGAAACTGGCCTGCACACCGCCGGGTCCATCAACGGCCAGTTTGGGCTTCGGCAGGTACACCTCGTGGGCAGCGAACATGACGCTGGCATTGCCAACGGTGTATCCGAATGTCAGGTCCACCGGCGTACCATTTGCGGCCAGATCAATCAGGGTGGTATCCGAAAATCGCACATCGATGCGACCCGTCAAAGCCGCCACCGTGGGATCAGCCCCATCGATCTTGCCATCAGAGCGGATGGTTTCGATTTTCTCGAGATTGTTTGAGTAATTGAGCGAGCCACCGGTCAGATTGCCGATGGGATTGCCGCCTCGGGTAATAGAACCCTGAAACTGGCTGATCCGCGTGAAGGCAATAGAAGTCGGTGTTCCGCCCTGGGACGTATCGTTCCGGACCTCGCCTTGTGCAATGACGCCAAGGGTTGCCGCCGCCGCGCCCGATCGCTGAAACTCCAGCGCAATGGAGCCCAGCACAACGCCAGTATGTTGGAAGAAAGCCGGAACCTGAGGCATGCCGACCTCAACTGTGTAACTTGGCAAAGCGTCATTGCCCGAGGCAAACACATGATCAAACGTACCATCGCCGTTATCCGTGGTAACTGGATCACCAAACAAGCCGGTGAGCCAGATCCCGAGATAGCGCGGGTCCATGGGCACCACCACTTCGCCTTCGTCATTGATGACGTCTTGCAATGGAGCCAGCGGGTCGCGGCCTTGTCCCAGAACAGGATCATCAATGAGCCCTTGTTCGGAGCCCAAGGTGCAGCGGTTAAAGGGCATGCGGATATAGTCGCCACTGGCCGCTTGCCCATAGGCGGTTTCCCGCTTGAGCAGCAGCGTGGCGCTCGAACCATAGGCTCGGGCCATAGAA